AAAACACTCCCAGGAATTTAGCTTAATCCTTTAACAATCTTATAGCTTTCAAAGTTTCTGATACCTTTTACATTATCACCATATTGATTGTAAAGAATTCCCTCAGTTCCTTTGGTCTTTTCCAACATGTGCACGTAATTAGAAAGACCCTGACTAGAGAAGTCCAGAGAATACTTATCTTCAGAAACGATAAGTTTAACGAAATCTTTGAATAGAGGATGCCACTTACAATTTTCCAAAATGCACAAAGTTCTAATGGAATAGTAATCTTTACCTTTAATTCCATAATCCTCAAAATCGTTCCATCTTTCTTGATAACATATTCTATTTAAAGCTCGGTAAATAGGATATATACCACCAACAATTCCTTTATTAATATAATATATATCATAAAGGCACTGAAGAAAGACTGCAAAATCTTTAGAAACATAAGACTTATCCTTATTGACAGATAAACCGAATTTGGCAAATAATTGGAATAGTTCATCTTCCTTATTATCCGGTACAATATATAACGCATCATCACCTTGTATCTGCATTGACGCTAAATCAATGAAAGGTAATTGAATACTGATTAACATCTGAACAATACTATCAACTTCGTTGGTAAAAGTTGAACCAGAAGGTACACCATGTGGTCCATTAAATACACCATCAGGTGTAATAATTCCTATCATGTTAAATCTGTCTGCAATATAATCTATATTAACAGAATATTTAGATTGGAATAATTGTTTAATATACTCAAAGGCTTTCTTCTGTAGATAAGAATTTACGAATTTATCGTAAGAAGTAAAATCTATTGACACTAAGGTTCTTGATTCACTTTGAGCTTTGATGACTAGCCCTACAGTTCTCCTTCCCACCTCATCGGGACCTAAAAGGGAAGCTCTATAATCTTGTTTCTTTTGATATTCAAGTAATGCAGCATAAAACATCATCTCGTTTAGTGTATCTACAATAGGAAATCCCCAAACGTCACGAGTTTTATCGTTTTCTTGAGTCCTTGTGAAAAGTAAACAAGGATCTTTACGTAAAAGTAAAGAATCAAAGTCATCCATAACCATCTCCTTAACTTCACTCTTTCGCGTATAGAAAGGTAAACCACTATTTGTGTTATTCTTAAGAAGGTTGACCGCAGTCGACATGCTAATTGGGCGTAATCTTGAAGAGAGCGAACGCGCATGCACATCTAGATTATATTTTGGTTTAAAGTTATCAAAGCTAACCTTAAAACTATCTTTACGCTCTGACCAAGGTTTAGCAATG